AAAACGGCTAAGACAATTGCGGGTCCGTTCTCTGGCGCACTCAAAGCCCTTGCGGAAATTGAGAAGCGAAGAGATGCGTTGCGTCCTGTCTACCGTCATCTTGCGCAAGCTGCGGCGAAGGCCTGGAATGAGTATCGCTTCGGGTGGAAACCCTTGCTTTACGACATCGAAGGCATCATCGAGAGCTATCAGCACAATACGGCGGTAAGCAAACCAACGCGCTACACAGTCCGAGCCAGTAAGTTCATTGACTACCAAGTCACTGAAACGTACAGCCCGGTTGTCAACGGGTTGACTCACGTTGACATGCTAAGGGACGTCAATCGTCAAGCCAAAGTCTCGTCGGGTGTCTTGTATACCCTTCAAGATGATGGACAACTTGATGAGCGACGGCGTTCGATGGGCTTGCGCCTCTCGGACGTTCCAGCTTCCCTCTGGGAGCTGGTACCTTGGTCTTTCATTGCGGATCGTTTTCTCACCATAGGGTCTTGGCTACAAGCAATTGTGCCAAAGCCTGGCGTCACGATAAACGGAAGTTGGACCACGACAGTCGACACTCGCGAAGAGACGTATGAAATACTACGTACCTACGTGGATATCGGCCAGATTGGTTCCTACCCTCCCGTTCGTCTTGAAGCAAGCGGCGGTCGTTATTTGATTAACGACTCGTCGTACGTGAGAGAAGTGAATCCGTCCCTCCCCATTGCCCCTTCGTTCAATGTGAACGCTCTTGGGGTTCAGCAACAGATTGATCATGCTGCGCTCATCTACCAAAAGATCTTCGATCTGATGGCTGGCGTGCCTCGCGTGAAAAATCCCTTCTGAAAGGAAGAAACCCGTGTCGCTTCGCAACATGGTTCTCAAATCCGGCACCACCCTCGGTGTCACCGGCGGGACTGACGTCACGTTTTCGGACGATGGCGTCACCGTTCCCGGCGGGGTCCATTTGATGGTCCCCGCCGTGGCGGATTATCGGGTTCGTCCGAGCTCGACTTTCCGCTTCCGCGCGCCCACGCTGCAGAGTGACGGCTCCTACACCCGCGACAAGAAGACCTGCTCCTATACGGTGCCGGTCATCCTCGCGAGTGGCAAGGTCGTCAACAACGTCATCCGGGTCGAACGTGAAGTTCACCCCGAGATGATGGCTGCGGCGGCTCTCGATCTCAATGTCATGGCAGCACAAATGCTGTTCGACAGCGATTCGACGAGCTTCTGGGCGGCTGGCTCGATCTCCTGATCGGCCTGCTTCCTACATCCTCGGATGTAGGTAGCTCTGCTTCTGCAGAGCTCGCGGCGTGCTTCTGCACGCGGAACGAGATCTCACTGTAACAGGTGAGGTCACCTTAAAACCTTCATAAGACCATTTGAAAGGTTTTGCGATGACTGAAAAGTCTAAGCCTCCCGGCTATGACACAGATGCACTTGCTTGGAAACTTGCAAAGCATCTTCTCGAGGACTTCCGGCCGTTCCTTGATAAGTCCTTCTATGACGCTGTTTCGTCTGCAGTAGACGATTGCAACATAAAGGTCCTTAGGGGAATCAAGTTTGATCCTAACAACTCAAACCTGAGCGTTTTCGAACTGAAAGTTCGATACCAGCTTCTTGATCTTTTCAAGAAGTACTCGTTTCGCCAGGACGTCTATACGCCCGAAGAGGTGCTTGAAATGTCGAAGAAGAAATTCTTAGATAATCAAGCCCGACTCGATTCCTTTGTTATTGAAGAGACACCTCTTGTGAAAGAGATTATCTTCCGTGCGAAGGGGCATATCGACACCATACTTGGTGATTTTTCCAAGTTTGATATCCTGGAACGAGCCACGTTTGGCAAGAAGTCATCCGTAGGAATTCCCAAACGCAAAGCCTGCGAAGGCGAGCGACTGGAAGCTCCAATAACGGGTTCATGTGCTCATATTGACTGGTTCACACACCTTTATGGGGTGTGGAATAAGCCTGCGTACTTGTACGCAAGCGAGAGAGCAGTGCTTCGCAAGAAGCCACTCTCCGTCTCTATAGACACACTCGAGGCTGTTCTTGTTAACAAGACATGGAAATCCAAAAGGATGATCATGCCGAACACCACCCTGGGTACTCTGTACTCTAGTGGCTTAGGCAAGACTCTTGAGGATAGGTTGCGTGATGCAAACTATGACATAAGACACCTTCAAGGCGTCCATGGTGAGCTTGCGCGGTTTGGTTCCATTACCGGTACTCTGGTAACTGCGGATCAGTCGTTGGCGAGTGACAACATTGTTGTTGCTCTCATCGACAGGTTGTTTCGGACTGAATGGGCTTCTGCTCTAAAGTTCGGGCGACTTGACAAGGTCGAGTTCTATGGCCGCGTTTTCGAAAGCAAAACTTTCGCTACGATGGGCATAGGGTTCACCTTTCCTCTCCAGACTCTTGTTTTTCTGGGGTTGCTTCTCGCAATACGGGACTACTGTGGTCTTGACGACACAACAGTGGTTTCTGTCTTCGGAGACGACTTGATCTATGACGTTAAGATGCATGACCTTGTTGTCAGCGTCTTTCCATCTCTAGGTCTCGTTATCAACGTCGACAAAACGTTTGCGGATGGTCACTTCAGAGAGTCCTGCGGTAGTGATTACTATCGCGGTGTCAACGTGCGACCCTTCCATCTAGGAGAGTCGCCTGGAGAACACCCTCACAGGTGTTTAACAGAAGCCTACCTCTATAAGGCCATAAACGGCTTACGCCGTCGCTGGTCCGATTTAGAGGTTCCCTCGACCCTTGATTTTCTGTTAGAAGAAGTGTTCGTCGTTCGCGGTTTTCGCAAGCCGCTCGTCGTTCCTTTCGACTTTCCAGATACGTCAGGGATTAAGCTCCAGTTCTCCCTTTGGGAGGAGTGGAACGAATTGTTGTGGCCTGGAAGGTGCTCTGATGGTACTCCCCGTCGTTTTCCTTATCTGGGTTTTGTCCCCGATAAGAGACGGGAAGATCGTCATGCGCCTTACCTTTGGCTTCAACTACGCGTTCCATCGACTGAGGATCTGGCGGCCAACCGAGCTTTTGCTCAGATTGACCGTCGACTTCAGAAGTCTGGTGTTGTTCTTTCGGATAAACCGCAAAGTTTTTCCGAAGAAAAGAGCGAGGAAACATTCCGGTCGGTAACGACTGGGAGAAGGCACCGTCGTCTGTTGACTCTTATCCCTGAACAGGATAAGGGAATCTTCAGAGAACAGTCCGGGGTCTCAAGTAATTGGGCCCCGTAGTCGTTAGGTAGTCTCTACCTTCTGACTTTTCGGT